CATTACCTTTTGAATCAACAACAATCTGCTCTCCCCACCAACCTCGTTTTTGAAGTGTTGGTTTGAGTTCCTTTTTAAAATCTTGAAAAGTTTTTCCTTCTACAAGTGCTTTTTCCAAAGCCTCACGAATGTCTTTTAAAACTTTTTCATTCATTGCTTTTGCAACTGTAAAACTTTTTTTATGTGCATCTTGCCAAAGTTCGTACCAATCCCAAGTCGTAACATTCTTTTTGTTTTTAAAATATTTTATTGCTAGTGCAGGAGCAAGTTTAAATAAACCTTTAAGTTGTACCATTTATTCTGTCCTCAGCAATTTTTGTATATTCAGGATTTAACTCTATACCGATATAATTTCTATTTAATTCTTTTGCTACAACAGCAGTTGTTCCACTTCCAATAAATGGATCTAAAACAATACCATTTTCAGGACACCCTGCGAGAATAGGAGTTTTTATAAGACTTGGAGGATATGTTGCAAAGTGTGCACCTTTAAATCCTACTGTTGAAATTTGCCAAACTGTTCGTTTATTTCTTCCTTTTGAATTTTTATCTAATATTTTTTCACGCATTTTATTTAAATGTTCAACAGTTAAGCCTTTATAATTATCGGTTTTAGTGGAACTATAATTTTTCTTACACCTATTTAATGTTGTATCTTTATATGGCTCAAATTGTTGTTCAAAATAGTATTTTTTACTTTTTGAAAAGAAAAATAAGTATTCAAAATCATTTGTGAATCTATCTTTTACACTTTCAGGTGTTCCATTTGGTTTATGCCATATAATAACATTTCTAATTGTCCAACCACGATTCATCATTTCTATTGCAAATCTGAATGGTATTAGCAATAAACTTTTTGAATAAATACCTCTTGAATGTGCCACTTTTGGTAAATAATCGGTTGTTTTTAAAAAAGATTTTTTACCTTTTGTTCTTTCTCCGTAAGATAAACCTAAACAACTTCCACCATATGTGTCTCCCATGTTTACCCAACATGTACCATCATCTTTTAAAACTCTTTTAACTTCATCAAAAATGTCACATAAGTGATTTATATATGCATCAAAATTTGGTTCAGCACCTAATTCTCCATTCCAACCATCATTCCATTTTACAGGAGTAGTGTTGTAGTCTCTTAAACTCCAATATGGTGGTGATGTTATACACATATTTACGGATTTATCTTCAAAAGTTTTAAGTAAATCCAATGAATGTCCTGTATAAATTTTATTTAAATCAGTCATTTAAACCATCACTCCTTCCTTGCAGTTCACACAAGAAGAATGCTTTTTGAAGTGATTGCTCAAACTTTTTACTGTGCAAATTTTTATCAGATAAAAGTTCATAAACTTCGTCATAGTCGTTGCAGTTTTCTATTAAACTAATAAGTGGAGCAAGCATCTTTTGAGCATTTGGAGTAAGTTCAGTTTGTGCTAAAAATTCAAACAATTCATCAATTTGTTTTTGACCTGGTATGATTGGAGTTTCTTCTTTAAACTCTTTAAAACTTGGTGAGACAGGAAGAACATCTTCTCTAATATCAAAATCTTCATCTTCCAAACCATAATTTTTGATGAAATACTCTTTTGTGAATTTAACTCCTGTGTCAGATAAAATTTTGTCACGTTGTGCTAAAACCAAATCTACATCTTCAGGTGCAAACATTTCAAAAACGGGAATTTCATTTGTTGAAAAATTTAATTCATATATCCATTGAATCAGTTGATTAATTACACTTTCAACAAGTTTTTTATCTGCATCAATTATATCCTGACGAACTTGCATGTGAGTGTTCGCAGCAGCATAACTTCCTGTCGCTCCCATTTCAGTTGTCAATGTTTGTCCTAAAATTGCCTTTGAAATTTCTGAATTCATTTTATCGATTAGTTTTTCATAAATTTCAGCAGACGAAGATTTATTCGCCTCTTGGATTTCAACTGATGAATCATCTGGAATGACAGCAATAGCATCTTGCACCATTTCCTCAAGCATATCTGCTAGAGTGTTTGTTTCTTCTTTACTTGCACCTCTTGGATGTTTTCCAATAAGATGTGGCATTCCATATTTTTCAGTAAAGACAACCCAAAATTTTAATCCACCTTTTTTAAATGTAACTGACCAAAATACACGAGATAATGTTCGCTCGCCATAAGGGTTGTTATAGCTTGGATTATTTTGTGCTAATAAGAATTTCTTTTCAGGTAATAACTCGCCAAAATAGTTTTCTTTAGTTCTGAATTTTAGATTATTGTCATCATCAAAACAAAACCATTCAGGTGGTTTGCTAACAATTTTTTCAGGCAAAATATGTCCTGATTTATCTCGTTTCCACATTATTTCTAAAGGTTGAAAACCAAATTGTGTCGAATCTAAAATATCACTGATAAGTTTTTGTATATCTAATTTTTTTAGTAGGTTATAAATCAATTCTGCGTTTTCGTCTTTATCTAAACCTCGATTTATGTCCCAATCAAGAGATAAAACGCCTGCTTTTCTAGATTGAACACAAGCAAAAACGTGTGAATCACAAAGTAACTCTTTATAAATCCTCACATCTTTGCCTTGTTTACGAAGAACAATATCGGGATCAGGAAGAATATTTGCCAATGAGTAAAAATTCAATGCACGTTTTCGTGTTGCAATTTCTTCCTGAATTCCTTTTCTTAATGCTTTATTTTTTAAAATTGAATCATCCATTATTAAGCACCAACATTTCTTCTAAATGTGCTTAACATATCAACACCACCAACTTTATAAATGTTTTGTAGTGCATCAATTTCAAATATCTCACGACCATCAACCACTAATTTTGCATAAGTGACAGCCATATTTGTTTCATATTCTGCATTATCTTGTGGCTTGATATTTCCCATTGGGAACTCTTTAAAAGTTCCAATAATAAATGCTGTTGCAGGTACTTCTGCGATTCTTCCTGTGCCGTTGTAAGTTTCCAAGTTAGCACGAACTTGTAACATAACAGCAGTAAATGGATTGGCACAAGTTTTAAGTACATTAGGATAAAGGGCATTCCATTTGATTTTACATTCTAGTTTATCAATACCCGCAAAAAATTCGGTTGAGCCAACCATACCTAATGCTTTGTGTTCAGCCATTTTGTGTTTTATTTGTGGAAGTTGAACTTCTTCTGCACGACCAAGAAGATTAACACCATCCATGTAAATATTAGCGTTGGTTAATTTGTTGATTTCTATTTTAGACATATAAACTCCTGATTATCTTTTAAACAGCCCACAGTCCTTTACTTCGATGTCCGAATAATGCATAAAGACATATTCTTTGCAGATAGCTTGGATTAGAGGGCAAATATAACAGTTTTTGCATTGTTTACATAAATCGCTTGCTTCAGCGTAAACTTCTAATGCACCATTGTTATTAACTAGTGCATACATATTTAGTTAGCTCCTAACGATTTCAATAATTCGATATCAATAAATGATTCAAAAGTTATTCTTTCGGCTGGAGTCGGTGGCATAAATTCGATGTCAAAAACTAAATGACCATTCGCCATCTCGGTTGTTGGATTCTTTTCAGCATTGAATGAACATTTACCATCAATCAATGCACCACGACCAATTAAAGTTCTTATAAACGAATTAACAGTTTCACAAATTGCATCGATTAAGCCATTATCAATTGGGAAGTCGATAAATTGTAGCATTGCATATTCTAATGATTCATGAAGAATATCTGCTGTTCTTCTTACATTGATAAAGTTTGTAGGACTTGTATTGCTAGGATATGATGCTGAACGGTTTCCCCAAGTTCTCATTCCTGAACCATAAGAATTAAAAACAGTTACAACACCAATCTCGTTTAACTGATTAACTTCAGATGTTGGATCGTTAATCATAGATGTTAATTGTCGTTCAACACCTACAATTCCTTGAATTTCAGTATTAGATGGTGACCAATGATATCCTTTGTCCACATCTTTTGCTGCGATAACTCCTGCGAGTCTTTGTGAATAAGGTTGCAGTTTAATTGAGTCTGATTCAGCATCATAAACTTTAAGGTGTGGGT